GACGAAGGTAAGGCACTTATTAATAAGCTCTACAAAGGAGAGTAAATCATGGCGACGTTTGAAGGCCGCTTCCACAAAACCTACATTGCGGGTTCTGCGGTATCTCAATTCCGTTTCGTTGACTTGGCTGCTGATGGCGAAGTTGACCACTCCGGCGATGGCGCAAAAGCTGTCGGCGTATCTCTTATGGCTGCTGACCCATCGGATGCAGACCGCCCAACTACTGCACTGACTGTAGCCTACGGCGGAAAAGTTCTGGTTGAAGTTGGCACTGGTGGTTTGACTGCGGGTGATGCAGTCGGCTCCGACTCTGTTGGTAAGGCAGTTACTGCTGCTTCTACGGACATCATCCTCGGCTACGCCCGTGAAGACGCTTCGGCAGGTGAATTTGCTTCCGTTGACTTCTTCCTTGGCGGCAACGCAGCATAATAGGAGAATAACAAATGCCTTTGCTGACCCCATCTAGCGTGCATATTGATGCACCATTGACCAATCTGACGACTGCTTATGTTCAGTCTCAGGACAACTTTATTGCTGATAAAGTCTTCCCTATCGTAGGTGTAGACAAGCAGTCTGACAAGTACTACCAGTACGACCGTGCGAACATGAACCGCACTGGTGATGTCAAGAAGCTGGCACCTCGTACAGAAGTAGAGCGTATCGGCATGACCGTATCTAACGACAGCTACTTTGCTGACGTGTACGGCCTCGGCATGGACTTCGATGAGCAGACCCTTGCTAACGAAGACACCGCTCTGGACATCCGTTCTGCTGGCGCTCAGACTCTTGCTATGCGTCTGATGATTCACCGTGAGAAGCAGTTCGCTACGAACTTCTTTGCGGCTGGTGTATGGACGAGCCAAGACCTTTTCTCTGGTCGTACCATTACCGAGTGGGATGAGGCTAACTCTACCCCTATCAAGAACATCACTGATGCGTCTCGTACCATCCAGCTTCAGTCTGGCGGTTTCCGTCCCAACACTCTGGTAGTTGGCCGTAAGGTGCATGACTCTCTGGTAAACAACTCAGACATCCTTGCTCGCCTGAATGGTGGTGCTACGGTATCCAACATTGCTTTGGTTACCAAGGCGAAGCTGGCAGAAATCTTTGAGGTAGAAAATTACTACGTCATGGAAGCTGTCCAGAATGACACTGCTGAAGGCGCTGCTGAGGTTAACACCTTCATCGGTGGTAAGCACGCTATGCTTTGCTACACTCCGGGTAACGCTGGTCTGATGACCCCTGCGTCTGGTCTGACCTTCGCATGGAACAGCATTCCGGGTGCTAACAACCTCGGTATCACCGTTGAGTCCTTCTCTGACGATGCTCTTAAGCGTCAGCAGATTGCTGAGATGATTCAGGTGAAGATGTCCTACGACATGAAGATGGTTGGCCCAGACTTGGGTTACTTCTTCCAGAGTATCGTAGCATAAGGAACTAGAGTATGACACCCGACTACTCTAAGTTACCTTTTCAACTAAACTGGACCCAATTCGTTAAGCAAGAGTTTAAGGGTTATGGGGTCCAGTGGAAACCGGGGGATGTCTTTGATTGGGACTATCGAGGCATCCCTTGGGAAGATGTTATCTCTCTCTTCAACAGGGGGTTCCTCCGACAGGAGCCTCCTAGTGAGAACAAGCGCAAGGTTGTCGGTGATGGTCTTGACGAGCTTAACCAAGATGAGCTTACGGTTATCGTAAAGAACATCAATAAGAAGGTTAAGCAGTTCACGAAGACAGAGCGTGAATACAACATGAAGAAGTGTAAGGCTTCTACGGTCACCAAGAAACAGCGTGGCCATATTCGTACATGGCGTAACAGTCCTTGGGCTGATTGGGAGCAAGCATAATGTCAGACTTTACCTACGACCCAGACGATCTTGGTACTACTACAGCCTCTGGCCGTAGGAATGCTGTACGCTTCCTCGTAGGTGACACTGACTCTTTAGATATTCAAGCTAGGGATGAAGAAGTTGATTTTGCTCTTGCTCAGTCTTCTGACAATATTCACAGTGCCTCTGCGTATGTTTGCCGAACTATTGCAGCTAAGTATGCTCGTCGTGTTGACACTGACTTGGATGGCGCTCTCCGGGCTAGTTATTCTGACCTTTACGCCCATTATATTTCTCTTGCTGATTCCCTCGAAGCTGAGGCAAAGAAGCAAAGCGGTCTCGGCGTCAAAGCCGGGGGCATCAGTAAGGCATCTATCTCTGTGGTAAGGCAGGACACTGATCGTGTCGTACCATCCTTCCGTAGAGATCGTTTCCGCAATCCACCAAACTACGATGGAACTGCGGATTACGAGTGAGGAATAGTCCATGTCTTTTAACGCTAGTGACGTTCTGAGGTTGGTTCAAGACTTTGGCGAACCCCTTACACTCCGCAAGGTCACCAAAACAGGTTCCTACGACACTTCTTCCGGCACTGTGTCTGGAAGCGAGACCTTGGACTATTCCTTTACGGGATACTTCTATAACCTAGCAGAGGGTACATTTGACCTCAATAAGACTAGGAAGGGCAGTCGGGTTTGCGTTATAGCCGCTAAGGGTCTGTCAGTTACCCCTGATGATGAGGACCAAATTCTAGGTTATGGCGACCCGGTCAATATTCAGACCGTTAGGACCATTCGTAGTAATGGTCAACCCGTCTGTTACCTTTGTGAGGTGTACGAATAATGGGGGTCAAGATTAACCAGAGCTTCTACCAGAAGATTGATGCTGTCAGTGAGAAGGTAGAAAGCGAGGTTGGTAAGAAGATGTTTGGGATTGCCCGAACTGCTGTTCTTGCCTCCCCGGTTGACACAGGTGCTTTTGTCAACTCTTGGTCCTTTAAGGACAATCTTGGTGGTGGACGCAGTAAGTCCTCTCGGAACAAGCCCAAAGGTGTTCTGGACCAGCCACAGAAGTTGACCTCTCTCCGTAACCTTGCCAAAGACATTAATGTAGCTTTGAGCGGGGATAGCACAGGAGGTTACCGCAAGACAGGGATAGAAGTTCCTGTAGGTGACTACTACCTGATTAACCGTGCGCCTCATGCTGAGAAGGTAGAGCGGAAGTACAAGATTAAGAGTAGGGTGAAGAGACAGCATGGCTAGTGTATATAGAGACATTCGTGCAGCCCTAGAGACTAAGTTGAAGGCTATTTCTGGCCTTCCTTCTATTTCCTACGAGAACTCTAGCTATGACCGTAAGAACGGCACTTCCTATGTAGAGACCTTCTTTGTCCCTCAATCCCG